TTTAATAATGAAATTAAGAATGCTCGTAGTATTAGCAACATAGATGATGCAATGTATTCTATGTTGAATTTCTATGGCGATAAGATGGAGAAAGAACTTGCCAAGATTAAAACAGTTGCAAACCTAACAAAGAAAAGAGAACTTGTTTATGGTAGTCAACTATACGTTGAAAAAAATAAAGATAAATTTAAAGCAATGCTTGCTCTGTATAAAGAACTACAGACAGTCAAGCAAATGGTTATAGATAAACTGGACCACCTAGAAGAGTTTAGAACATACGTTCAGACTGAGAAAGGATATAAGGTTACAACTCCTGAGGGATATGTTCTGCATAAGGACGGTAGTATGATCAAGTTTGTTAATCGCCTGGAGTTTGCATACAACAACTTTACTCTACAAAAGCAATGGCGTTAAATTGTAAAAAGGTCTACTTTACATTTGGTAGGTTTCAACCACCTACTACTGGTCATAAAGAAAATTTTGCTGGCGTAAAACAAGCAGCAGGCACACATGACTATCGTATCTACATTTCACAAACTGTAGATACTAAAGGTAGTAACCCATTGCCACCAGATCGTAAATTGTATTATATGAATAAGATGTTTCCTGAACATAAAGGAAAGATCTATTCTGGACCTAAACAACCCGTTGCTATCTTGCAAGATCTTATGCTTGCGGGTTATAATGAGGTTGTATTTTTAGTAGGTTCTGACAGGGTTTCTGCCATGCAGTTCCTCCATAAATATAACGGAACTGAGTTTTCATTCCGCAAAATTGATATTCAATCTTCGGGAAGTAGAGACGCTGATGGTGATACCTTTGCCATTTCTGGAACTAAAATGAGACGAGCAGCACATGCTGCTGATTTTAAAACGTTTAGAAGTGGTATTCCTAAAGCATTAAATGATCGTGATTGTCGTGCTCTTATGGAAGAGATTAGAGCGGCACTACCTAAAAATTTTAAATGAAAGATTTCAAAAAACTACGAGAAGAAGCACTGCGTCAACAACAAAGACAGCAGGAAGTATTTAAAGAAGGTGATGCTGTTATGTCATCGCGTTCTGGTGAAAAGGGTATTATCCATAGAACGGGTGGTAATTATGCTATCGTTATTAGTGATGATGGAAATATGTTTAGGGAGTGGATTAAGAATATTAGATCTATAAATAATACGAGAAGAACCTCTATTTTAAACGATGAAGTATCAGAAGCCAGTTAATAGCGTCAACAACAATGATGAATTTTCATCTGAATTGATGGAAGCATATGGTAAGTGGATGCAAGGTGATTGTTTCCAAAATTCACAACCTGTAGATTTAAATTTATCAGAAGCACCTTTTGATGGTATGACACCTCAGTCCAATGGTGCTGAAATTGAAGACACTACTAAAAAGAAAAAAGAAGCAAAGAAAGAATCTCCTAAAGCACAACTTGCTACTAAAGAAGAAGTAGAAGTTCTTGAGCGTGAAGAGTATGAGATTGATGGCGAGACTTATGTCATCGAAAAAGCAAAAGGTCTAGATGGTAAAGCATGTTGGAAAGGTTATAAACTTGCTGGAACCAAAAAGAAAGGTGGTAAAACAGTTGACAATTGTGTCAAGGCAGGCGTAGAATATGAAGGTGATGAACTTACTGAAAAGAAACTTGATCCTGTAGATCACAAAGAACTTAAGGGTAAGCACGCTGATCGCAAGGACAAGGACATTGACAACGATGGTGATGTAGATGGTTCTGATAAGTATCTACATATGCGTCGTAAAAAAGTCTCTAAAATTATTTCTATGAAAGGTAAAAAATGAAATCTTTTAAGCAATTTCAAGAAGATTGTGGTTGCGATAAAAAAGAACGCAAGGCAAAAATGAAAAATAAGAAGAGTGGTAATGTGGAAGTCATGCCTAACATTCCTGATGGTAAAAAAGGTATGGTGACTAAACCTACTAATGAGTCAAAGAACTATGATGGTCCTTTGTATGCACCATGGTCTGCTGTTGTAAAAGGTAGAGGATTTGATCCTGTCACAGAAAGAGGAAATAATAAATAGGATTGCACATTGCAATAAGATCATGCTCTCTTTTTTACTACCCTTAGCGTCCAAAATTATTTCTGATGCTGTTGCTAGAATTCCTGATAATGAGGAACTTGGTGAAAAACTAGTTGAAATTTGTCTAGTTATTCTTAAGAAAGCAGTTACCCTAACCAAAACAGACATGGATGACAAACTTCTGGCGGTTGTCGAACAGGCAATTCAGAAGCGCGAAGAAGCTTGACAATATAAATAAAGTTTAGGAATTATAGTTTATCTGGAGAAAACATGTCTCTATACGGAAGAACTGACAGTAATGCCAACGTCACCAAAGCTGGTAGAGGCATCGCTGCAACATCACAAGCAAAACAGGTCATCTTTGTAGATGAAACTGAAGCACAACTTGAGGAAAATAAGGAGCGTGGTCTAAACGCTCCTGGTTGGTGGTCGTATTTTTCATACACTGATGCTTCTGGTGCTACCCGCCATAAAGCAGAACAAATGGTTTTCATTGCTAATGCAGATGGAACCGAAACTCAAGCAGATGATGCTCAGGCAGCAGACCTCAGTGTATTGATTGACATTCAGACACAACCAGCAGATACTGCTGTTGCTGTCGGTGCCGCTCTACAACTTGTTCTTGCCGCTACTGCTACTCCACCTGGAGACGCTTCTGTTCTCACTTATCAGTGGCAGAAGAAGTCTGGCAGACGTTGGGCTGATGTTGCTGGTGCTACAGGCACTACATTTGATGTGGCATCTTATGCTGAGTCGGATGCTGGTTCTTACAGAGTCAAGATCAACTCCACCAATGGTGCTACCGAGAAAATTTCTGCTACCGCTGTTGTAACTACAGCGTGATAAAGTATGATTATAAATGAATTGACGCCAGATAATTGGTTATTCTTTGCTATTCAAAATTATGATAACCCGTCGTCAGTAACTTACTCAGATTTTGAGGAAGATTTAAAAAGATTTAAGTATATTAAACGATTGCTTAAAAGATATGAGACGACGGGTGAACTTAAAACTCATCTTTTATTAAATCATATTATTGTATTGTATAATGTATTTGGTGAAGCAGCAACTGCTTTGCTTTTTTATAAAACAGAAGCAACAAATTGGTCACAAATTAAAGCATTTATGTTGTTTCTAAATAGATTACCACCTTCACTTACTAAGGATGTTGACGAGGAATGTCTGAAGAATTTAAACCTAATTTAAATGAAATGATTAATAATGCTGGTGATGGTTCTGGTCTCCAGTTACCACCTGCTTTTGTAATGGTAAATCCAAGACAACATCGTAAATATAAAAAAGGTAATAAAGATAGTGTGGATGGTCGCACTAAAGGTGCGCGTGCTCTCTTTAATCGTATTCAACGTAGAAAAATGAAAGAAGAATTAACAAATGTATCTGAAGCTGTCTCTACCGAGACTGAGAGAGCGCAGAAACAAATTGCTCAACAGAAAAAACTGGGTCGCCAAAAAGAACTCCAGAAAAAACGTAAAGAAGCAAAGGTCAAAATGCAGACCAAAACTAAAGAAATGGATACTTTGATGAAAGCGCGTCTTTCTGATTTTAAAAAGAAAGCATCCGACCAAACTAAAAAATTGAAACGTGAGGAAATTGAAATGACTAATGAAATTATGACTGAGAACCAAGATGTGATCCAAGTTGCACTCGACGTTGCAACTGCTGAGTTAAATCCACAGGGCGAAGGATCATTTGCTAAGGTTCAATTCTCTGATGGTTCTACACAAAACCTAGATAATTTCTCTGCTAAGCGTATCGCTGCTTGTTACGCACAACTGGATGATACACATAAGCAACAGTTCCAGTATATGCTTAACAAAGATGCTGCTTCTTATCAGTCTGCTCTAGACTTCGCAGTGAGAAATGTCTGATGGCATTCGGTCTTGGTAAATTAGCAGTTCTCGAAAGTAAACTGAACATTTATGAAGATCTCTCTAAAGAGATGCTTGACAAACTTGAAAAAGCAGTCGGAACTATCTCAGACAATAGCAACAAAATTGCTATTATTTTAGAACGACATGAAAATCGTTTAGATGAATCTGAACGTGCTGATAAACTTATTATCGGTATGCTTGAGGAGATGAAAGAACGACATGAAAAAGATAATGATACTCTTCATGAAAGAGTATCTAATCTACAAAAGAAAGTAGAAGTGAATGCTAAGTTTGTGATTGGTGCAGGTGCTGTCCTGGCAACTATTGTGGCAGTTCTACAAGTGGTTCCACCTGTCATAAAAGCATTGACACCACAAGGAAATACTGCTAGTATACATGCAGTAGAAATTCCTCCTAGTGAGTTATCTTGAAGTAAAGTATATTAATTTAATATCCCCTCGCCTGACTCTTTTCAGTCGCAAAAAGGCAGACCTGTATAATTTCAGGTGTCCTTACTGTGGTGACTCGCAAAAGAGACGCAATAAGGCAAGGGGATATCTTTTTAAAATTAAAAATAATTTTGTGTTTAAATGCCACAATTGTGGTATGGGTAGAACACTTGCAAATTTTTTAAAAGATCAAGATACAATGCTCCATGATCAATATGTCATGGAAAAATTTAAAGATGGTAGGACTGGTAAAGGAACTACTGTTCCTAATCCCAAGTTTAATTTCAGGGAACCAAAATTTAATAAAAGTGATGTTGATTTAGAGAAGATTTCTTCGCTAAATAACTCTCACCCCGCACGAAAGTATCTTGAAGAACGAGGTATCAAAGATCTAAATTATTTCTATTATTGTCCTAAGTTTAAGGCTTGGACAAATGAACAAAAAAAGATGTTTGACAATCTTAGACAAGATTCTGACCGTATTATTATTCCATTTCGAGATAAAGATGGTAACCTGTTTGGATACCAAGGCAGATCGCTCGCCCCTAAGGCAAAACTAAGATATATAACGATCATGCTAGACGAAGAACATCCAAAAATCTTCGGACTGGATAGAATAAAAAACGACAAACCTGTTTATATTGTAGAGGGACCTTTTGACTCAATCTTCTTGGAAAACTCGGTTGCTATGGCTGGGTCCGACGCTGATGTTCGGACGTTTGGTTGGAGCGATCATATTTGGGTTTTTGATAACGAACCACGTAACAGAGAAATCGTCAACCGAATCTCCAAAGTCATTGACCGAGGAGATAAGGTAGTCATTTGGCCTCAAAAAATACAACAAAAAGACATTAACGACATGTTCCTTGCTGGACATGATGTCCAAACTCTGGTAGACTCTAATGTCTACAGTAAACTAGAAGCAACCCTAAAATTTAACGATTGGAAAAAAGTATGACAAACGGGAATAACATCAAAGTAAAGAAGCGTAGTGGCGCTGTAGAGGGTCTTAACCTCGATAAGATTCATAAGATGGTTGA